GTTGCTGCAATGCAACTCGACCCATATCCGCAGAAGAAGGCATAGGAGCTAAAGCTCTTGCCATCGTCGGGAGAAATGAAGGGTCCATTATTGTATATCCTGATCCTGCATCCTCGGCAGGGCTGGATTATTGGCGAGTAGAGGGTTGTTACTTATAGAGTTCAACCCTATACCATACTTCAGCAAATCTCCTGTAAGTGCGCCTAGAGCAGCATTTCTTTGGCTATCCGCCTCCATAATTTGACGAGCAAGCTCATCACCAGTATATTTACCTCTGATCCCTTTGATCAGATTGTCAAAGACCTTATTAACATATCCTAATCGTGACTGCATAATCTGATCCATAGGACCAGCATGCGGGAAGGCTTGAGACCAACCCAACATATCTCGCCAACTCTTGATGCTCCCATGATGCATCACATCTTGAAGGTTGTTTGGAACCCATGCGCCAGTAGGAGCTTGACCGGGAACAGAAGGTGCGGAAACTACAGGAGCCGCAGAAGCCGCAGGAGTGGTAGCCGCCAAAGCAGTAGCTGCCGGAGCGCCAGTTATCCTACTCCACAAAGAGGGTGCTGCCGCACCAGCAACAACAGGTGCAACAGGCACACCGCTAGGAAACACAGCAGATGGTCCGGTCGAAGCAGATGCCCCCGGCTGCCAACTTCCGACATTCGCGCCGGGACGAGTTAACCATCCAGCAAGAGGGCTGGCAGGAGGTGCGGACCCAAGGTGAAACGTTCCATCAGGAGGTGCCGGCTGCGCCTGACCATAACCGGGCGTAGTATGAAAAGCCCCGGTTGCGGGTCCAGCAGCAACCGGGGGAGTGCCGACCATCGCGGGGGAGGATGCCGCAATAGGCGGATTGGGAGCAGCCCCGAAATCAGGGATCGGAGATGCAACATGTGGTGGGGCAGGCATAGCTCCAGTCGAAGCAGGATGCTGTGGCATCACACCAGAGAGGTATGACGGAAGAGTGCCGGTTTCGGCAGGCGTTGAATACAACATGTAAGCAAGTGTAGGTCCAACAGGACCACCAGCGAGCCCTGCCAAAGCTGAAGGTATATTTCCAGCAGGAGGTTGAGCAACAAGCGGGCTGAGCTTCGGAAGCTCGACAGGCACAATGTTCCTGCCCTGCGTAGCTGGCAGACCAGTTTTGTATTGAGGAAGTTCGTAATCAGCAGGACCACCTACACCCCGACCGGGATCAGGCGTCTGAGGAAGAATACCCCCAGACATAGGACTTCGATACCCCTGCGGGTAGAAAGCCTCTGGCAAACGCGGCGGTGGCTGGTTCGCACCCCACCAAGGACCGGGAGGGGGAGGTGCAAACCCATTAGGAACGTTAATGGTTGCCACTTAGTTGCCTTCCCATGTAAAGCCGTTGCGACCGAAGCCCCACTGGAGAGGAGTAAACAACTTCCTCATCACAGCTTTCTTGGCTTCTGCAACGTGGGCCTCGAAACTATCTCTGAACTCTTTCGCTCGATCTGGCATGCCCGCATCTTGATCGACCTTGCGCAAAGCAAGATAGGCTGCCCAATCTAGCATGTCCATGTGGTGTTCTTCCGGCACCTCGGGCACAGCCTCAAGGTTCTCAGTTGTTAGCTTGACGATAGGCATCCTAACAACACGCAGAAGGATGTTTTGGCTGTTGTAAGCAGATGTAGGAACCGGGTACACCCGAATGTTCACAACACCTTGCGATCCCTCTTTGTTTGCTGTCACATACTCATCCGTACCCCATGCCAACGGTTTGCCGGGGGGAAGGGTCGCAAGCCAAGAAGGGTTGAAAAAATAGGGATCGGGCTGCCGGTAGGTATCAAATGCTGAGTGACCCGCCCGAACGAGATCGCCAACATCCCCACTGAGCTTAGCCGACACTACCGCGATCACACAGGGATCAAGCGGATAGTTGTTATGGTTTGTGACGAGAGGAACCTGACAGATTGTAGGCGTGCTGCCATCACGAATAACGAGGCCCTCGCGAGCGAAACGTCGCTGAGCCTCGTCTATGTACCGGACCAGACGGGTGTCTGTCCAAAGCTCACTGCTCGGGCCAGCTATCTGATTTGACACATCATGAAGGATGCCTTCACGAAGCTCGTCTAACAGATCAGCCAGTGTCACGACTTTACCCCATGAGGCGATACGGGAAGCGCAACCTATCCCTATGCCCGATGATGCGTCCTGTCGAGGGATTTGTGATCGTCGTCGTCTGGACGGCGTTGTCGAGGATATCGACGATACCTCGTGGCACTAGAGCTTCTTCCCCAGCCCTCAGCAAATACCCTCTGCCGTTGATGCCGAAGTATTGACCATTCGGAGGAATGTTGTCGTTCTCCTCCAAAATGATCTTTACACGATCACCTTTGTCCATTCCAGTCGGAGGCACCTTCGCCCTCGGTTGAACGTCCTTGCGTAAGTTGGATTGCAGTTCTTCAGCCATCGCCCCATACCTTCCTATTTATTCGCCGCAGCTTTGGCCGCAGCAACAGCAGCCTTGGCCTCTGCCCTGACCTTCAGCTTGGCCGCAACCGCAGCATCCTCCTCTGCCACCAATTCGGCAGTGTCGGTCGCCAAAGCAGCTTTATCCGCAGCCGCAGCCGCAGCTTCTGCTTTTGCCTTCTCGACCGCAGGATCAGGCAATGCCGTCCCGGTCATGGCGGCATTCGCGCCATCCGGTTGCCACCGACCATTGATCCACGCACCGGCAGAACCGAATGTTTTGAACGTTGGCATGATAGCTCCTTATGCCTTGAGGATCAAAAATCCAATCTTCACGGCAGCGTTGAGCGACGCCGAACCGTCATTCTGCACGATCACCGTGAGTGTGTTCAACGTGCATTTCGCCGACACCACTTCTGGCAAACCCGCAGAGCCGTTCGAGTCGAGACTAACCAACGCGATATCGCCAGCAGCAACCGTGCTGTTGGTAAGCGTCAGCGTATAGGTCGCCCCGGCTGCCGTCGTCAGACCTTCTGTCGTGACAATGCCAGACGGCTTGTTCAGTGTCGCCGCACCGGCTGCCGCTGTCACTGTCTTGGTGCCGGTGCCCACCTTCAAAGACCCGAACGTGCCGAGACCGGATGCGGTGACAGTCGTCACACTCGGGTCCGTTGCACCGCCGAAACTCGAATAAAGATCAGTGAAGTTGGCTTCGATCTTCGCCCGCACCAAGTCGTTATGCTCGTTGCCGGTTGTGTCAATATGTTTCTGAGCCATCAGTCGTCATCCTCGTTCTCGGCTGCCGCCATGTCGAAACTATGGGAAAACTCGTTGGCAGGCGTCGCTTTCGAGAGGTTCTTGGTCAAGAAGGCTACGACTTCAGCTTCATTCTTGAACGCAAAACTGCGCCATGGATCAGTGTATGGACCCGGCTTCTGGTTCTGCTTTACAGCTTTCTGGTCACGAATTTCAACTTCGTAACCGTTATCCAGCTTCTCGATGCGAACGATACAGCCTTCACCCATCACGACCACCTTTATGCTGGGGAGAGAGCCACACCCATCCTGTCGAGGGGGCGCTAGGTGGGTATAGCTCTCTCTATGGGCCTGCTCAGCCCATCGCTTGCCAGCAGTAGAGACTGTCTTTCGCATTCACAGGTGCGCCAGACTGGCCTGCCGTCGAGGTGAACACCAGACAGGCCACAGTCGGGTCCGGTCGGGCATAGGTAACGCTGGTGGTGCCGAACGTTCCCAAACCGGCACCACTCGATCCGGCCGCTGCCGTCGCCACTTCCGTCGCCGTGACACTGCTCGAATTGGTCACAATGACGGAGTTCGCGTCAATGGAGTTGGCTCCAGTGGATGCAGTGGTCATGAGCGTTTTCGTCGCCGCCATACCTTCCATCCACTCGTACTGATCGCCCGTCGTCATATTGACGAGCTTCACGTAGCGAGGAGTAAAGCCGATATGCACTTCGACGGTAAGCGCGCCTGCACCATCGTTTCCTGTCACCCAGCCTCCGGTATAGCTGCCGGAAGCGAAGTTGACGATACCCATCGACTGAGACAGCGGGTTGACGCCGTTCAGGTAGTTTGCTGTTTTGGTCATGACGATCCCCTACAGGGAGAGATGTTACGGGAAGATAAATGGGGCCGAAGCCCCACTCATCAGTGCATGGACGAGCCGACTTCCAGCCGCGCCATCCAAGCATCCTGTAGAATGACCGTGCTCGTCCACAGCTTCCACCCGACCGTCCCTCTCTGGCCGAGAGGATCGCCGGCTGCCGGTTTGGGGTTCACGACCATGGGCGTCATCGAAGACTTACCCTTGAGCGGAACGATGCCGAAGCAATCGCGAGCGAAGTACAGGATGGGATATACATCCACCTTGCTCGCTCCGGTGGATGCCAGTCCGGTCGCACCAACTGCGCCACCAGCGTCGGTCCAAGGCGCGATGACGGTACTGGTCAGGTAACGCACCTGCTCGCAGCTTCCGATCTCGCCTTCGAACGGCGTGGTGTGCGGACCATAGTCGGCGACCACCTTGAAGCCGGTCAGCGAACGAAGATCGGTTTCGAGATCGGGGTGACACACCGCCATGTAGGATGCTTCGACCGACTTCGTATTGAAGTCCGCCGTCGAGGCCACGACGGTGGTGATCTTCTTGGCGTTCTGCTTGTTGAGCGCCGTGGTCACACGCCGTTGATCGGAGATCGAGATCGCGGATACGATGCTGTCCCTTCCGCCGACCGAGTTCGCGTAGAAAACATTCGTGCCGGCTTTCAGCACGTTGAACCGCAGCGTCTCGACCGTCACCGCCGCCTGCTCGCCAAGGATATCGGTGGCCTGCTGCAAGATGTTGTCGGTGTGGGTGTCTTCGATCACGTCGGTGGTGGTGATGTAGTCACCGTATTGAGCCAGCGTGACGGTGTAGTCCTGATTGGCCAGCACCGAACCGCTTGGCGTCACACCTTCCACGAGGGGAGTTGTAGCGACCGGGATGTAGAAGCCGCCAGTGTCGGGACCGGCCGCGCCGCTCGCACCCGCGAGGAAGTAACGTCGGAACTTCGCGGTCTGGGTGGAGTTCGTGGGAAGAGGATACGTCTGGCCGAACTTCTCCAAATGGAGATACGGCATTGCACGCTTCAGCATGCGAACCACCGAATAGGCGGCCACTGCCGGGGAGATATCGCCATACGTTGTAACGGCTGCCATGTTGGCTGCTCCTTATGTCGGGTCAACTACTGGCGAAGGTATCAAAAGCAGCGTCGAAGTTATTCGGATCGTTGCCTTGAACCACCACCGACCGTTTTGAGCCGACTGGAGCAAGCGAGGCGACCGCTTTTTTGGCCGCCGCAGGCAGACTCGGTTCTTCTTGGCGGACCACCGGGGCGGCGGCCGGGATTGGCGGTGCGACCGACCCGGTAGTCTGCCTGTAACGATGGATAAGGTCAGCGACCTCTTCCGCCGTTCCGTGATCTCTAACATACTCGTAAGCCGGCTTCAAGTAGGCCGGCTGCTGCTCAATCCACTGAAGCACGGGCTCACGCACCTTGTCATAGTCCGGCACCAGAGCGTTGATCTGCTCGATCTGAGAATACTCACTCACTGTCCGAACTTGTGAGAACAAGGGTCTGATCGTGTTCGCAACTTCGTTGAACACGTAGCCCACAAGTTGCTGTGCGAGAGCGCGCTCGCGCACAGCCATTGCCTTGGCCACATCAGGCCAGTCTTTTTCGAACGTGGCCAGCGCCGTCTTCTCCTCGGGGGAGAAATACTCCTGCGGCTGCGCCGGCTGCGCCGGCTGCTGGTAGGGCTGCTGAGTCGTGGCGGGAGGCTGCGCCTCACGCTCTTGGCGGGCCTGCACAAGCTCTGCGAACCGCTTGAGAATATCGTCGTCCGACGCAGCCTTGGCCGGCGTTACAGGAGCCTCTAGCGGAAGCTCAGGTTCTGCGATCTCCTCTACAGGAGCAACAACCGGGGCGACAGCTTCAACCGGAGCAGGCTCGACCGGCTTGACTACCGGAGGGGTTCTGTCTTCGTCGGCCAACTCATCGAACATCTTGTCGAAGTCGATAGCCTCTGGAGGGGTTGCGAGAGCAGGGTCCGCGACCGGAGTTACGGGTTCAGGCGTCAATGCGGCAGTAGCCATAATTTACCCCTTTGGCAACTCAACAGGTTGTCTCTTGAGCAGAGATAGAAGTTCGTAATACGCCTTTGCCTGTCCCTGCACAATAGGGAAGTTATCAGGCGTACAGTCGGTCACGAGCATGTCCTTGCCCTGCTGGAGTTTGAACTCCAGCATCTCAACGAACAGCCCATGGATCGGGTTCTCCCGGTTGGCCCATAGTATCTTCAAGATTTCTGTAACCCGTGCCTTGTCGATCACTGTTGTGGGCCTCCCGGTTCAGCTTGCGGCATTCCCTCTTGCGGTTGGGCCTGTGGCTGTTGTGGCTGAGCTTGCTGCTGCAACTGTTGTTCTGCTTGAGCCACTGATGCTTCTCCAACCTTATGCTCCAACCCTGTCTGAAGGATATCAAGTGCTGCGTTGGTTGTTACCGCCTGAGCACCTACAAGGTTCTTCTCGCCTTGAGCGATGTTCTTGAACGCATCGGACAGCAGTTTCCGCTCGTTAGCTTCCGACAGCGCCTTAGCCAGTTCCGCCTGCTCCTGCATCTGCTTGTCTTTAGCCGTCTGCCGACGCTTGGCTTCACTCTCTGTCACCAGCATATCGGTCATGTCGCGAGCAGCCAATCGAGACTTGACCAGCTTACGTTCATCCACATGGATCATCTGCTCTGGTGGAGTAGTCTGAGCGAAACTGTCAGCCTGCATACCGCGAACTTCCTTCGCAATCAGGCTTGTCGCCCCACGCGCGATGACGTTGTAGTCACCCTCGGGC